GTTGAACTTAAAGCGCTCAGAAGCATATTCTGTAGCTGTGTAAGCAGTAAGAGTAGTTGAGTTTGTTTTTGCTTTTCCGTTTGGATAGTAGTATCCACCTTGTGAATCAGAAGACTGACCACGAGACTCACTCTTGAATAGTTCGTCAAGGAAGACGCGATCACGCCATCTTCTGTAGTCATCAAGCAGAGTTAAACTACCGATTGACTGATGGAACATATTAAGGTTCCCAGTATCAAGCAGCAAACGCTGTGCTGTCATCAAGGTCTCTCTAGCAATCTTGAATGTGCTAGGAAGATTTGTGTTGTTTGGATCGGCTGGTCCTGTGTACTCACGAAGAGATACGAGAACCTTGTCCTTGACAATAGATCTGCTGTTAGCTGTACCTATGGTTTGATCCTGAGTACGCTCACGGCTAGTCTTTGTTCCAGGATTGCCGAAGAATCTGTAGCGGTCTAGCTGTACAGTCTGACCAGGCTGCTTAGTAAAATCATGTACTACTACTGGCTCGGAAGCCATTTCCACGATGTAAGCTGGATGGGGACGATACAATTCCGCTCCGAGAAGTTTCGGGAAATCGTTATCTATAAACATTAGACGTTTTGGTTATACAGCACGAAGCTGTTGATACCTGTGGAAATAAATCCACTAGAACTGGAAAATAAATTCCATTATAAAAATTATAACAAGACTTAATAAACTAGCTTATATAAGTTTGACGTCTACTTAAACTTTATTGAAGTCAGAATAGCCTGTAGGTGGCATATATCCATCAGGTTTTCCTAAAGCACCCATCTGGAGACCACTTGGTTGTAAAGCAGGACCTTTATTGCCTTGGCCACTTTGCTTTTTATATTCTTCTGCAGCATTAACTGCTTGTTGTGCAAGCTCTGGATTCATTGGTTTGAAAAGAAAAGAGGGGCAGAATTAACTACCCCTTATTTAATGTGTTTTTATTATTCCATTACAAGGAGCTTCTGACGGAAGACCTCAGGATTTTGCTGGGCAGCATTTAGATACTTCCATGCATTTTGAGGATCTCTATCAGCAGCACTACCGAAGTTATTCCAGAAATCACCTGGAGTAGCTGCAGTTTGAGGCTGTGGAGGTACAGGCATCTCAGGACGCTGTGGAGCAGCCGCTGGTGCTTGTGATTGAGGCTGAGCAGGTATTCTGTTCTGGAACTGTTGTCCTACTGTTTGACCAGCTGTTGCAGGTGCTGCAGGAGCTTGCTTAGAAACAGGATAAGGACCGTTAGGACCAAAGAACTTAGTTGTATAGTCAGCTAAAACATTAGGATCTGTAAGGATCTTTGTATAAGCCTTATGCTCAGTATTTAGAGCCTTTAATAAATCAACACCTTGCTTTAATTGTGTATCAGTCTTAATAAGTGAATCTTCTATCTTGCATGCATAGTCATTAAGTATTTCTGGAGCATTAGCACCAAAATGATCAATAACTTGAAGACTAGCTTCGCTTACTCCGTTTGCCGCTAGCTGTTCCTGGGTTATCCCCGTAGATGTTTGGGAAGAGCCGTTGGAGTAACCCTGGTTGCTGTTGATCCCAGGCATAGAGGTCGGCTGAACCGGGTTGCTGTATTGGGTTGTTGGTTGGGATGCGTAGTTGGCCTGGCCTGCTGCTGGAGTCTGAGTCGATTGTTGACCCTGGAACGGGAACTGGACTGGTGAACTCAGGAGCCCGACTACCTTGTTGAACGCCTCCTTGTAAGGACTCTCCTGTTGTTGGGGAGCCTGATACTCCTGGTAAGCTGATGGAGTAGGGGCGTATTGAGGTGTCGTTACCCCCATCTGCGCTGGCGCTACTGGAGCTGGTGCCGCCATGGATGGGGAGTTGGCTACCCACTGCGGCGACGTTGCCACTGGTGCTGCTGCTGGTGCCTGTGCCACTGCCTGAGCCGCTGGAGCCACGTAGCTGGTCGGCTGGGTCTGGGATACTTGGGGTGCCGATTGGGTCGGCGCTACGGTAGCGTCCTGCATAAGTTAATTCCTTCTGAAGTTGCTCTAGTGTTTTATATAAAAATGGAGTGAGATCTAATCTCGGATCTGCAGCCATCGGTAAATTCGGTTGCTGCGGATGTGGTGTTCTCATTTCTTGATTTGCTAAATCAATGAAAGCGGAGAATGCCCTCTGTACCTCCCCTACCATTCTAAACGGATAACCAGATAACATAGTTGCTATCTCGTCGTCAGTTTTGGAAGGAAATAGGTACTTCAGTGCTTCTATGCTATCAACGCCTAATTCTTGGAGGTTTCTTGTGAAGATAGATTGGTTTAATTTATCTTGTGGTGTATCTTCATAAACAGGTCCCATCCACCGCCATATAACGGTTCTATCTCCGTCAGGTGCAAGTCCTACTACACCATCGGGAATCTCTCCTGTTTCCAGTGCTACATTAATTGCTTGTTGTAACTTAGCCTCATATTTCATCTTTCCTTTTTGATATTTTTCAACTGCCTTTTCATCAGACATATCCTCAGGAACTATCGGATATTTGATTCCAGAAACAAAAGCTAACGACTTTTTAAATATTTGTTCTTCTTGGAAAAGTATTAGTTCAAAAACCTTACAAATTCCATACGTATAAAGTTGTAGACATTTTTTCTTTGCAGTAGCACTAACACGTCCATAAGCCGATTTAATCTCGGTTGCAGTGACATTAGTAATACTTAAGTCATCTATACCTCCTAAAGCCAATCTCAGCTCACTACGTAGCTGTTCCGCATATCTTGCCTGATCTGTACTAACTGCATTAGGTGTAATGAAACCAACACGATCAGCTGGCTCCAAGTTTGCAATAACTCTTGGTACACGTAGACCTGAACCTGGCTTTCCTATATACCCTGGCTGCGTTCTAGATATTGGATCTTGCTTAAACGTAGAACTAGAAAGAGAAAATTCTGATTGGAATCCTGATTGACTAGAAATACTTGGCCTTTGTACCTCACTATCGTTGCTATTTTCAACAATATCTTGCTTAGGACGAGAAGAAAGTAATGTTGGATTACCAAAGAACGATAAGTTTGCTCTTATGTTCTTAACCATCTCATCATGAGCAATGATTTGATTAGCTAACCACTCAAATTCTCCTGCACCATCAGTACCAAAAGCATCAGGATTATTAAATACTTCAACACATGGAATAAACTCCATTGTGTTTTCTAAGACTTTCTTATCTTTTGATGCATAACCAATATTCTCTTGCTCAAAAGTTATTTCTTGCTCACTATGGAATTCTTCAATTTCTGTTGCTGTAATACGTAAACGCATATAACGCTTATCTGTATTTAAACCAGCTCCTTTAAATCCTTTTTTAGATTTAACTTTGTAACCATAGATAATGATTACTTCTTCTAAATCACCTTCAGGAGTGTAATAAGTTCTATATGAATCTTTATCAAACCAGTAAATACGATATGTCTTTCTTGTTGGTCTTATATAAAATAAACCTTTTCCATAAGCTAAAAATCTATCCCAAATTGAATCAAGTCTTGCATCTAACGTATTAAATTTAATTACCTGTTGAATAAAATCAAATCTTTGAGTACCTAAATTGTCTTGTTGGGGAAAGAACTCAACTCCTTGTCTTATCCCAAACATTTTCATCTGAGATAGATGAGCATTAACCAACATGGTGTCGGCAGTGCTACTACCATCTCGATCTATTACCGCTTTTACAATAGAATCGAGTGCGGTTTTACTATTACTATCGCTCATGAGTGTTTAGAAATTTAGTCTATTCTTCAATGTTGTAACCAGCGTGGAGACGTCTCAAAGTGATAACGTCATCCTCAACTTCGACTTCAAATCGTTCATTAGGCTGTATAGCCATGTCATGACAAATTTCATCGTTGAGAGGAATTACTGCAGAACCATAAGCATCTTGCTCAAGTTCGATCTTGTAATAACTAGGTGACATTGGAAAGTGGTATTTCTAGTTTAAATCGTCAATACTCTAACTCTAGTTTTCCTCTGGTCATTAATCCATTACATAGCCAAACTAAGGCATCCACACAATCGTCATGAGAACTAACACCGAAATTCACAATCTCATCTGTTAACGCAGTAAACTTTCGATACTTATTAAAAGTAATATTTCGCTGTTCAAATAAACCCATAATTCCCCTAAAGCGAGCAACTTTGTCTCCTCGAAATCCTTTAACAGGATGCCAAAGAACGTTATACAATCCTTGGTCTCCTAAACATATTCGTTTGAAATCAGCTTCTAAAGATGCCTGATATGCAACAGCTTCAGACCAAACATGGATAGAACTACCTGTAGGAAAGTAATTGTCGCCATCTTTATGAATAACTCCCCATTCATCTAACATTTCCATTAATGCTTCTAATTTCTCTAAATTCCCCATGATTCTTAATCTTTTACAATCAATCACATGAATCTTATTTCCTATCCTTCCACCCATTACAAAAGCAGTAAAGTCATTCTGTTCTCTTATACCAGCTGATAAATCAACTCCAATACCCATAGCATCAAACTCAGTTGAGATAGCACCTTTAACAATCAAATCTGGAGAAAGAGATAACTCACTCGTCTGTATTATTTGATTCTGATACTGGAAACTAAAAGCAACTGGAGCTTGACGTCTTCTATCTCGTAAATAATCTAAAGACCACATATCTGGCCAATACGAAATCTCTTCACCATCCTTATCAACAGTGATGGCAGATTGAACTATTTGAACCCAATCATTTGCTGGAGTGAAAGTACTGTTATGAATATCATCATGTCTAAAACGTGTACCTAAACAAATAGCTCTACCACCTTCAAACATAGTCGGAACTATGACTGAGTTCCAGTTGTCTTGCATAGCTTGGCGAATATCCCTGTTTTTAATATCATCTGCACTTTTAATTGCGTCATCAATAATACAAAGGTGTGAACGTTTAGATGTCACAGCACCTTTTAGTCCTGCACAACAAACAGTAAACTCTTCTTCACCAGTAGACTTGATTCCTGCAAACTTCCAGTCAATACTCCAATACTCATTAGAGTTAATACCTTTAGCTATTTTTACTTTTGGAAAGATTTCACGATATGTTTTACTTTCTTCAATGATTCTTTTGATAGCTGCACTCTTAGGTCTAGCAACATCAACGGTGTAGGAAATATATAAAACTTTTAAAGGTAATTTTTTAAGAGCATGTATACCAACAGTCCAAGCTGTATATAAACCGAGAATTGTTGATTTAGCACTTCCTCTAGGTGCCAAGATATCAATATTTGGTCCACCAATACCAACTAAACACTCACTATCTTTCCCAGTACAAAGATAACGGTGCCATTCTCTATGGTGAGCTGCAGGAGGTTTATCACCTACAACATCACAAAAATATGCAAAATCTTCTCGTGCTCGTTCTACATCAATATTAGAAGTTTTTTTAACAACTTGTTGTTTAGCAGCTGCTCTCGCAGTACGCCGATAAACACTGTAGATACTTGTTCCTGCCATGCACGTAGCATAGCCTAAGAATCTTTAACTTTCTTCTTGTAATATTTTTGTCCAAACTCCCATTGATGCTTCTTGTAAGGGACCTTCAATTGGATCATCACGGAAAATAGTTAACATCTCACGCAAAGCTCTGTCTGCACCAGCAAGAATCAACCCTTGTTTATCCATTAATACCTTCTCATCTCCTATCTGCTTTATAGAACCTCTCAATTCTTTTTGAAGCATTGCAATCCTTGCAGTACCCATATCTTGTTTAACCATACCCATGTCAATCGCTTGACGTAACTTTGCAATATCCTCCTGCATATTATCGATTTCCTGTTCTAATAAAATATTAAAATTACGTTTCTTAAATTTCTTCTGAGACCATTCATCACACTCAACAATTGTTCCCTTAAAACCGAGGAAACGTGAGTATAAATAAATTTGAATTGGGGAAGCTGTTCTTTTACAGAAAGCTAGAAAGGATTGTTTGTCTTTGTCTGTTAAGGAGCTAACCCATTTGTTCATGCTTTATAGGCCGATTGTGCTTGGCCGTAATCTCTTGACTCTTTATAGCGACGGAACATCTCTCTTTGCAAGTCTGTTTCTCTGACTTCCTGACCTTCTACACGTTTTGTTGCACGAGTTTGTGATCCTGTTTCAGCTATACCTGCTCTTTGCTCCTCTCCTGCAACTCTTGCAGATGATCTTTGCTGAGAACCCTGTTCTGCATAACCTGCACGTTGTTCCTCTCCCGCAACTCTTGCACTAGCTCTTTGTTGTGCTCCACTTTCAGCCATTCCAGCACGTTGCTCTTCACCAGCAACTCTTGCACTTGCTCTACCTTGAGCACCTTGTTCTGCATAACCTGCTCTTTGTTCTTGTCCTGCTACTCTTGCACTTCTTCTTTGCTCTTCTCCACCAAGCATTTGACCTAACCTACTTTGAGTCCCTTCCTCTTGAAGCTTTCTTATATCCTGACCAGTGTAAAACTCTCTTTGAATACGATCTAATTCAGCAGCAGTTTCTAAATTTAATTGTTGTTGAGTATTTTGTATATCCATTAATCTAATTTGATCTGCCAAAGAAGGATCATTTATCTTTGTAACATCTGCAGCACCTCCTCCTCCCGCAGTATCGTCATCTCCTTCTGTTAATTTCTTAACAGAGTTATTTTGAACACTAGTTAAATAATCACTAGCAAACTGCGTACCTACTTGTTTTACGTCTTCAGACATAACTACTACTTATTTTGTATCTATTCTACTGAACGTGAATGGTTAACCAGCTACGTTACGTAAACCAGAATAACGACCTAACCCCATAGCTGTTGCTTCAGCTATATTTCTTTGTGCTTGAGATCTACCAAGTACAGCATCAACATAGCCTTTTCTACTAGCGTTATATCTTTTCATTATTTCACTAGGGCTATTAAGTTCAATTTGCATTCTTCTCTTATATATTTCATCATTTATTACTTCTGCTAATTCAGGATAAGCAGCAAGCATATATTTCAACTGTTCATCTCTTTTCCTTCTTGCTCTTGCATCACTATAATCATCTCTAACTTCCTGACCTTCTAGATTTTTATAAACTTCGTTTCTAGTAGGAACAGCCCTACCTTCGTTAAGATCATTTCTTCTTTGAATTTCTTTTAACTTATTTTGCTTCTCTTGATCCCATTCTCTTCCATATCCAGTAGCACCATGTTCTCCACCAAATAAATTACCTCTCTTATCAAGATCAGATATTCCAAAAGATGCAAAGTCAGCTAAACCACCTAAAAATCTTGTAAAAGGATTATCATCAACACCTGCACCTATAAGAACATCACGCTTATTTAAACCTTTACCACGAGTAGCTAATTGAGCAGCTTCAGGAATAGGAGCTGGCTCTACTTCAACTGTGGTGTAAACCAAAGGATCATTTAAATCAACATCACGTTTACCATTTACCATCCCTACTGACTTAATCGTCGCAAGTGTGGCTAAATCATCTAAAGAGACGGTACTTAGTAGATCTTCTATACTTGCCATTTTTTAATAAGCATACTGTTGAGTTAAAGCTTGACCAGCTTGTTGAGCCCCTGTAAGACCCATACCTAAACCAGCAGCTTGTGCAGCTTGTAGCATTGCAGCGTTTGTCGCAATATTTTGCTTAATACCTGCAGAAGCCATATTTCTTTCAAAATCATCCTTCTTAGCTTGCTCACTAAACTTACGAACTGTAGGTAAGTAAGCATTTAGAGCATCAGCCATTGTCTGTGCATTCTTAAGTGTTGTAAGTCTTTGAGCACCTGCTGGTCCACCTGCTTGAAGAACATCAAGAGCAGAACCGCCAACAGGAGGAACTCCACCATACTGACCTGTACTTGGAGGTACAGCTGTTCCATATAAAGGCTCACCAGTTACAGCGTGATATCCAAGAAGTCCGATTGCGTTTTGACCTGTTTGTCCTGCTGCTCCTGTGACTGCTCCGCCTACTTGTCTACCTATATTACCAAGTCCTCCTCCAAGTACTGCATTTCCTAATAAACCAGCAGTAACAGGTACTGCGGCCCCAGCTAAATTAGCACCTAAAACAGATCGCATACCTTGACTACCTAAAGCACCTGCAGCTAAATTTTGAGCACCTGGTATTAATTTACCTGCAAATCCACCTAAAGTCGCCGCTCCTAATCCACCTGAAAGACTACCACCTATAGCTCCCGGTATATTACCTTGTAGTAAAGAAGGTACACCACCAACAGCAGCACCAGTAGCAATTGTACTTGTTAATGGATTTGTCGCTACTCTTGTTAGATAAGGCAGTAAACTACCTGCCATTTTTACTAAACCAGCTGCCATCTTCTCTATTTAAATACTTGTATATTGATTATTTTAAATCGACTACTACTTAGAAGATTCAGCTAATAACTCTTCTCTCGCCATGCGAATATAATTCATTAAAACATTTCCATCCAACATCAAGACTCCATCAACTTCTTTTACTGCTTCAGGTATTACTTTTTGTACTTGTTGAGCAGAAAAACCAGCACGTAACGGTTGAGTCGGATCTAACTCTTCGGTATATCTAAACTGGATTGGCTCCAGTTGTTTTAACTTCTCAAGAGCACTCACGGAGACCCTTCACAAAGAATGCCATTTGTGCTAACTCGTCATTAACTTCTGTGCTTTCTAATGGTGCAATATCTACTTTTAATCGCTCATCACAGAACAGACCTCCTATAAAATTACCCACACCTTTAACAGCACTTCCAACACCACTAGCTATTGTATTTCCTACGTCTCCTGCAAATCTAGTAACATCTTTAAATGCTTCGGTTGCACCGCCAGGGTAGAACTGATTAACAGCTCCAAGTGCTGGATTAATTGCATACAAAGCTTTATTTGCAAGTTGTTGTCCTGCCATTCTCGCACCCGCTCCAACAATATCTGTAAAACCCATACTCGGCATAGATTGCATACCAGCTAGACTTTGACCTGCCTGTATTGCAGGTAATACCATTGAGCCAGCTCCACCTCCTCCGTAAATTCCTACTGACGGAGAAATTTGTTGGTACCACGACTCACGAGATTTATTAGTAGGTAAACCAGTAGCAGCCTTTTCAGAATCAAAATATTGACTCTGTTCCTCAGTACCATAACCCTCACTAAACTTTTTTAAAAATTCAGACGTTTTATCAAATAAACCATTACCAGAGCCTGATAACACATCTTGATTAGCATAAATATCTGACCAATCAATACCTCCTGTTTCCTTTGGGTCGTATTTAAAAAAATTGTCGTCTACCGTCCATGAAGGTGGTTCATAGGTACCTATGTCTTTAAGGTAAGGATTATCAAAATCTATATCTGCCCAATTCATGTCAAGTACGCTTTTTTATTAATTATAAATTCTATGCACGTAGACCAGTTCCGAAAATAGAACGACCAACTTGTGCTAAGTCTGCATCAATTCCTGGGATACTTCCAGTTACTCCACCTCCGTAAGGCTGGTTAGCTGGTGTTTGTGCATTTTGACGTGCTTGTTGTAACGCCATCTGATGTTCAAACTTCATCTGAGCAGTCTGTTGCTGATAGTAAGCAGAAGCTTGTGCAGCATCAATATTTGCATTACCAGTAGAACCTAAATGAGGATTACCTTGAACAGCTAAAGCATAGTCAGAACGTGGTTTTGAAGCCATATGTAATCCCAATGCAGCAGCACCTAAACCTACTGCTGGAGTTCCATAACGAACGGCATTGGCTACTACTTCAGGATTGTCATACATAGATTGAGCTATCCCTCCCATAAATGAATTAGGATTTTCAGCAACTCTTTTTATAGCACTTAAATAAGGTTTAGAAGAACCTTCAGGTGCAGCCCATGTCTTTACTGTCTCACCTTTGTTCCCTAAATATCCACCTTCCCTTTTAGTAGGTACAACCTCTCCTGTTAACGCATTAAAAGTTGCGTCTCCTAAAGCACCTGGTATACCTACAGCACTCTGTCCTTCGGCAAGATTAGGTCCCGTAGGTCCAGGAGATCCTAATCCAAAAAATAAACCAGCTAAATCACCAGCCATTTGTAAACCTTTACCTATGGCTTTATCACCATGGGTTGCTAATGAATAAGCTAAAGCATTTGAAAGAACATTACCGCCTACTTTACCCGATTGTTTTAAAAATTCAGTGGCTGCTGGATTCATGGTTAAATTGCTACTCCTTGACTAGGGAATTTATTTGCTTCATTAGGATTCATTGTACTCGCCCCAGAGTTTGCAGGCTGTGATGCAAGGTGTGCAACACTCCATGGACCAACTTCATCTTCAATAGATATCAACCCCTTTTTTGCACCATCGTGATACATCGATGCCCAGTAGTCAACTGCCTGATTATTAACAGGAAACTCAAAATTTGCGTAAGGATTAACGGCTAAATTATCAAATTTTTGTTGTGAAAAAGGAGCCATTGCACCAAACGTGGTGCTCTCCCTATAAAAGTCCATATAATCAGGACTGTCCTTTTGTCTTGCTACTAAAGGATTTGGTTTTGTTAATTCTCCTCTAAAAGGATTTTCTTTATTAAAACCAGTTAAACCTTCATGAACATCCTTACCTGCGGTTTTATCCTTAGGTCCTTTCTTTACTTTCTTTAAATCAGTAACAACAACCATCTTTAAACCTCCCACCACAATGGTGTTTCTTCATCTTCTCTTGGAACCCTTACATCATAAGCGGAAGCAGGTACAGATTCATCACGTAACATATCAATTCCTCCTGTAGGTATGTAGGCTGCACTACCAAATCTGTCTTTATTTAAACCAATGATGGCATCGCCTGGTAATTTAGGTGCTGCAGGGTTGTAATCCATATTGTACTTAGATCTTACATTTGCCATTCTAGCCTCATTTCCTGCCATAGCTCTCATACGTTCTGCTTGTTGTTCACGAAGATTTTCAGCAGCCATTTCTTGGAACTTCTCTTCACCAGCAACAGTTCTCAAGACACCTCGAACTACTTTTTTCGCTGCTTGATCCCCAGCCTGTGCAATAGGTGAATTAGCTATAGAACCAGAAAGGTTAGAGAGTACAAGTTTTACTTTGTCAGCATATGGAATATTTAATTGAAGTTTATTGGCCTGATCTCTTATAAAATCTGGATTTAAATTTGTAGTGGATGATGTAGTTAACCCTGTCTGCCTATTTAAACCTGCAAGACTAGCTTGTTCATTTGCTTGATGAGTATCATCGAACTGTGGTGTATCACTTAAGTCGCTTTCAATACCTGTTTCAACCCCACCAGTCCCTGAGACAGGTGGATTTAGGTAAGTAGTTTCCTGCATCTTGTTATCTGGCATAACAGATGCTTTCATTTGCTCATTAGCTATAACACTATCTACCTCCTGCATCGCTGCGGGAATTTTTTGAACATTAGCTACTGCTTCAGAGACAATATTTCCTGCTGTATCAAGATCTTTTCCAACTCTCGTTGCTATGTCTTTGGCTCCTTTTTCAGCAACGGTTCCTGCTACTATTGCTGCACCTTTTAATGGAGAATCAGCACTAGCAGCTTGATCAAATCTTTGACCCCAATTTATCCCTTGATCAAATGCGTTAACTTCTTCTTGAGCTTTAGAAATAAGAGCATTAGAAGCAGAACTTAAAAAACTTCTTGGATCTATCTGTGGCGTAGTAGCTGCAGTTTGAGGCTCTTCAACAACTACAATTTCATCTGTTGGTTGCTCTACAAGGGCAGTTTCAGTGGGTGTAACGTCATTTCCAAAGCTATCTTTTGTATAAACAGGATTACGGGTATATTTTTCAGTTGTATTTAAAGTTTGTTCCCTTCTTACAGGAATACGGACGTTTGGCTCTACAAAACCGTCATCTGTAGGGCTTCCAAAGTCATGACTAGCTACTTCACTATAGAAATTAGGGTCAGAAGTAGGATCGGGAACTGGATTCCCATAATTTTCTTTTGTATAAACAGGATTACGTTGCATTCTGGGCTTTGGTTCCCCCACATCGCTCGTTACACCTGTAGAAACGGGAGAAATATCTGTTCCAGAGCCTAAAGCACGAGCAAGACCATAAGCACCTGCAATTCCTGCTCCTGCAAGAGCTACATTTCCTAAAGTACCTGCTATTTGTTGAATTACACTCGGTTTTTCCTGTACTTGCTGTCCACGTCCAAATTTACGGGTAAAATCATACACTTCTGGGGTCATCGCCATCTGTTCTTGAGGCGTTCTGGGCATCGGACGACCAGTTACACGGGAATATAACTCAAAATCGGCTGGAGAGACGGACACTTTATGAAAAATCTATCTATATAGACCTAATTTTAAGTTGACTACTCCTATTTCGACGTTTCCCCTAAAAAAGCCTTAAAAATGACCAATTTGGGGTAAAAAAAATTGTACCTATCTGGCGCATCCCCCCACCAATACTACGCAAAAACAAAAAAAAGAAACATATAGTGACAATCGAGTGACAAATGATACAAATGACGCTAGTTTTACAACTAAATGTAACGATTTCCCGGAAAACTTGACAGAATATGGAGCAGATCAAGCGATAAATGTCAAATTGTAACGTAATAAATTGAAACAACTTGTCCAGTTTTGTGTCCAAATATATCACAACCTTGAAATCCATTGCTATCACTGGGTTTTTAAGCTTGCGTAACTGTGTGTTAGGCAGTTATGCCAATTGTTACAACGATGTAAAGCTGAATTTACGCCACAATTGTTAAGATTTGCAGCAAATTGTTACATTTTCCCGGTTTTGCCTCGTTATATGGTATTAATTACGAGAAAAATCCGCTGATTTTGCCAGAATACTAGTTGTATCAAGCGATTAGAAGGAAATCGGCGAAGCCTGTGGAAATTGGATACAAGTAGATGTAACAAATGTGACGTCTATATTTAATTAGATATCATTTCTTATTAAGTGCATAGATAGTTCCTTAATACCGACTATATTAATAAGGTAATCAAGCTTCTATCAAAGCTCATGCCTCAAACTATCCCAAATTGTTCAATTGATCTTAAAGACTTTAAGATTAAGTCTAAGAAGTGGGCACAAGATCATAAAATTTTATCAAGTCCTATTTATAAATTAAATAGTCAAAACTTCCTAACTATTGGAAGTAATCCCAAACTAGAGAAGTCTGGCAAGATCCTCGATATTCCGACCGCTGGACTCTGCTTAATGCCTACTAAAGAAGCTTGCCCAATGCGTACTAACGCCTGTTCTAGACTGTGTTTATTCAGTTCAGGGAATCCCGTACACATGCCAAACAAGCTTAAGTGTAGATCTAGACGCTACAACGCATATTCAAATTTAATGACTAGACCTATTTTTCTTAGACGTTTAGTAATAGAAGTTCTAAGGTTTTACCGTAAGAATGATAGTAAGGATGTACTAGCGTTCAGAAGTAATGTAGTGTCTGATATTGCCTTTGAATCTCAGCCTGTAACTATTACCGATAGTGATTCATTATTTATTCTTGAGTGTTTTGGTATTAATTTAAACCCTAGTAAGTATGGGAGTATTTACCACGCTTTAAATAGTGCATACGACTACTTAAAGGAGTCATTTATAAACCAACGCCTAAAATTTTACGACTATACTAAATTAGCTAATGGCCTTTATGGAAGAGATTATTCTATTTGTAAAGAAGTTGGGTTACATTTAACTCTTTCATACGGTGGTATCGAACAGTTTAAACAGTGGGAGAATTTAGGCATTAAAGAGAATATTTTTGATCATGCTGCTAAGTATGGTCTTAATGTTGCCGCTGGCTGGAATTCTTCAGAATATGGAAAAGAGTACCCTGAATTATTAGAGATACTAGGAAAGCAGTACAAAGTTACTACTGGAGATGCTACTGACGCACGTTTTCTAGATGCTGCCGAGGATATGCCACTAATCATTATGTTGCTTATAAAGCGTACTATTGGCCAAACTGAGAAGATGAGGAAAGCTTTTTGTATAAATGATTTAATCAATTCTTAGACCTATTTAAACCCTATTAATTAAAACTATTTTTCTAAAATGAAACTAACTACTAATCAACTTGAAAGCCTTAAATCTGATTTTATTACCTTGCTAATAGATAGGATGTATAAAGAAACGATGATTAACTTTATAACTGAAACTTTAAAAAGTAATTATCATAACTATTCAGAATATGATCTACTTGAATTAATATCAGCAGAGTTTAGCTCTGACGAGGCAGAAGAACTATTAGATAATAACTCATAAGTAACTACCTTAAAGCCTATCTAGTAGCCTTGCTAGGTAGGTTTTAAAGTGGTCTCTTATGGTCACTTATTCCACTTGTATTCTTTACTATGCCTATTAAAAAACAATCGTTTGAGGATTCTCTAGAGTGTCCTCTAACTGATCAAGAGATATTAGAACGTCAAGAACTAGACGAGTCTGAGGACTATTGGAATAGTGCTTTGACTGACTATCAACGCAATAGATAGAAGTCTATTTAATTCTCTTTTTAATATGCATCTAGCGTACTAAATGACCTAAACAACATCTAAAACATGCCTAAATCAATAGAAACACGCTTAGCAAAGGTAAGCGGTTCTTGTAATGACGTTCAATTAGTAGAGAATGTCTTAAAAGCTTTTTACTCTCACGACCTACAAGAGATAGAAAGCCTTATGAAACTAATTAAAGGTAGGGACTATCTCTACAAGTTTCACAAGCTAAAGCAAAGGGGAGAGGGTGCCTTATTCGACCTATCTTTTGCCTTTATCGAACAGGGGAGGGGGTAACATTCTATACATTCATGTAAACGATTACAACAAAACAACAAAACGTCTCCAAAGATTAGTTATTGTTCACTTATTCACAACTCACCAACATGAGCTACTATCCAAATTCAACATATCAAGCCCACGGGTACGCCAATAGGGGGGAGTACCTAGACAGTCTTAGAGATACCTATGGGGTAGATGCTGTCAATGCTTTATCTTCCATCATGCCAGAGTCAGAGGATTTTGATGGGCTAGTGACTGACCTCGAAGACTACGCCAGTGGGGGTGGCTTCTACGCTATGTGTAACGCTGAACTAGACGGGGGTAGAGCATAACAATGGACAAGAAGTACACAGACATTTGGAAACTTGCAGAAGACATAGTGACTGCTATTGAAACTATGCAAGAGGCAGACCGCAAGATGGGGTTCTGTCAATACAACCTCATCCCTTCAGGCTATGAAGACTCAGTAGAGGATCTAAGGCAACACGCCGAGGACGTAAGAGACTTTTACTTTGAGGGGGAACCCGATGGGGAAGGGGGTGAGTGTGTCGTTGGCTCACCTATTGAATGGATAAGAGAAGACCACGAGGCAAAAAGAGCAGAAACTAAACAGTTAATGAAAGATATTGAGTATGCCTCTAAATATCATTAATCACGTTAACTAACCCACTTCCACCACCTTGTAAACCTATCGCTAAACGCCATGTCTACACCTAACGCCGCAGAAATCTACGCCAAGATCTACCAAGAGGAATATGACGCAGTTGGTGATGAATACACCAACCCTGACAGCATCCACTACGACCTAGAGTGGGCGGATATGATCGCCACAACTAATACTGAAAGAAGAATTAATGAAGGGGACTACGAGCAAGGGGACTACGAGAATGACTAAACAAATTACTCAAAAACAATTCAATCAAGTAGTTGAAAAGATTGTTGATCTTGGCTGGGATTATGACCGCATGAGTTCATCAGGTCAACAAGTCTACAACGAAATTCTCACAATACTGGGGGTGCAAAATGACACTTAAAGTTCTAGATCTATTCAGTGGTATAGGTGGCTTTTCCTACGCTGCTGAACGCCTTGTAGGAGGCTTCGAGACTACCCAATTTGTAGAGATTGATCCCTACTGTCAAAAAGTCCTACACAAAAACTTTCCTAACGTACCCATTCACCATGACATCACCACGTTCAACGCCACAGAAGGCCAGTTCGACGTCATCACAGCAGGTTTTCCCTGCCAAGACGTCAGTATTGCAGGTAGACAAGACGGTATTGGAGAGGGTACACGAAGTGGACTATTCTTTGAAGTCCTCAGACTGGCTAGGCAGGTACAACCTAAGTTCATCCTCTTTGAAAACGTTAGAAATTTACTCTCTCACTCCGAAGGGGAGACTTTCCAGCAAATCCTCCAAGAAATTGCCAAAGCAGGGTTTGATGTTGAGTGGTCGGTTGTTTCGGCAAAAGATGTGGGAGCCTGTCACAAAAGAGAACGTCTCTGGTTTATTGCCTACCCCTCTAGGGTCAACGAAGATAGAACAGAAAGTCCCATTCAAGCAGGGAGGGACACCGCTACTAGCAGCACTACTGACGCTACCAACACCGACTGCCAGAGATTGGAAGGACTCAGGGGAGAACACCAACTACGAGAAGGCAGCAAAGAAGAAACGCCTTGCTGGAGTCCTCAACCATACACACTCGAACCTGACTGGAGAGGGTACTTATCTCAACCCACGATTCGTAGAACAGATGATGGGTTTTCCTTCAGGGTGGACAGACTTAGATGCTTAGGTAACTCCATAGTGCCTCAGGCTGCGGCTGTACCCTTAGCACGTATCAAACAACTGCACACCATTCTTTATTAATCATGCTTAAAGTAGATGACCTAAATTTTGCAGAATTAAAAATTGATTATGCAGAATTAATTGTTGACACTATGGACACAGAAGCGTTAACACAATTTGCCATAGAAAAGATAACTGAGGGTCTTGATAATCTCTCAATTGATGAGATTAAAAAAGATATTAAAGAATATCTTGGAGAAGAAACCCTTGAAGAACTAATCACCAACAACACCAACGCTAACTAATCATGCCTACTAAGAAATCATCCAAGAAGACTACAAAGAAAGATGCTACTGAGGCATCAACTGAGCCATTGTCTAACTCAGAAGTAGCTAACTTTCTTGAAAAACAGAAGAAGTTCCAAAACTCACTCAGACAGCAATGGAAGAACCGACTATCCCCTGAGATATTAGGTCAACGCATTGTCAGAGTACGCTACATGACCAAGACCGAGGCTGAAGACTGGGGCTGGTATTGCTGCCCTCTCATGATGATGCTAGAAAATGGTACTTGGCTAATTCCTAGTAAAGATGATGAAAACAATGATGGAGGTGCTTTGTCCCTTGTTAATCCAAACATGGAACTAAAAGAAACTCTTGCCCCTGTAATTACTATTGCTGATGATTAAAACTAAAGATTACATGGTTGATGGGTGGGACAGATCTCCTCACCTAGCTGTACATCCTTACAAACGAGGCTCAAAGCACAACAAGGCTGGTATGTGGATTATGTGGTCTTACTACATCCTCATAACCCTAATGATCCTCAGACTAATCTATGTACTCAACACTTAATGCTCACCACCAAGCAAACCTATCGGAGTAAAACAATGTGGTTCTTGTCTTTCGCACGTAATTTGGTCTTTCGCATCAAATTTCATTTATAACTTCATCAACAGGTCACAATGACCTTACAAACTTA